TGGCAATTCTCACCGGCACGGCGTTTTACCTGGGGTGGCTATATGGCTAAGGCAAAAAGCCTACATACGCCTCCTCGGAAGAAGCTGAGCAGATTGCGGTTATACAATACTGTGATCTGCTCGGTATTCCCGTAACGCATACCGCAAACGAAGGCAAACGCAGCGCCGCCTACGGAGCGAGGCTGAAACGTATGGGCTTGCGCCCGGGCTTTCCCGATCTACTTATCACAAGGGCGCGGGGAGGCTATCACGGCTTCGCTATCGAGATGAAGTACGGCGATAATAAGCCTACAAAGGATCAGATACAGTGGCTCAATACTCTCAAGGGAGAGGGATATGCTACTGTCGTATGCTACACCGCTGCGGATGCCATAAGGCTGATAGAAAAATATAATAAGTTAGGAGCAAAGAAAAATGCCGAGGAATGAAACAGTGCGCCCATACGATTGCGCAAACTGCCTGAATGTAAATACGCCCCTATGCGAGATCTGCAACCAGGTAACAAGCCCCAGCGGCAAGCTAAGCAAGCCTACGCGCTACCAGGGTGCAAACGGCGGCAAGCTTGAAAGTAAAGAGCTGGCTTCCCTCTCGCACAGAATTGCGCTGAGGTTGGCAACAGGAAACCCGGTGCATCTGTCCTGGATCATCAGATATAATCAGCTCGTATCGAGCGACAAGGAATAGGAGGCAAAAACGATGGCGAGGCAAAGAATATATTTCAAGTGGGAGATACCTTCAACGGTTGTAAAGATCGTAAACTCCATCTGCGCTGACTACGATAGGCGCGAGAAGATAATTAAATACTCTACCGTAACAGGCGCGGTCCTTGAAAAGAGCATCGAGCTAAACGCCATCGTAGATAAGGCGCTGGAGGATATAGAGCCTGGGATACGCAAAGAGATCATAAGCGATATAGCCGAAGGCAGAGGCTATTACAGGTCCGGGTGCTCCGTGATAATGGAGAAGAACGCATACTATCGGCGCAGGCGAAAGCTCGTACACGATATAGCCGTAACAATGAGCCTTATATAAACTATAAAAGCTATTCCCTAAACTATTATTGAGTATTTTAATAGTTATTAACTATTAGTATATATCTATACTAAGCAAAGCCGCTACATAAAAATCCAAGATAAATAGCGACAAATCACACCTAAAACTATGGTAAAATATGATACAGATAATGTGCCATATACCCTATGAGGTCAGAGCCACAACGTTCCAAAATGGAATGTCGCGGCTCTTTTGTTTTGCAAGGAAAGGAGTACAAAGCAAATGAGCAAAACCGACACCAAATTCAAAGAAGGAAACGAGATCGGGATAGAAACGAGATTTCAGCCCGGTAACACACTACGCAAAAAGTACAAGCCCGAGTATGCGGATTCTCTCTTGCTATACTTCCTGACTTGTGAAAAGCTGCCTACAATCGAGGAATGGGCGGTAAAAAACCATCTTGCGATACGCACAGTTTACGAATGGACCACAAATGAGGAAAAGTACCCCCGATTTGCCGCCACATACGCGCAGGCGAAGGCAATTCAAAAGACCAAGCTTGTGCAGAACGGCTTAGTTGAGAGGTACAATGCTTCTCTCGTGAAATTCCTGCTCATCAATAATCACGGTATGAGCGAGAAGATTGAGCAGAAGGTAGAGGGCGGAGAGAACGCTGCAATTACTGTCAATATACGCGAGGTCAATTAAATGGCAGGTGTAAATGTAAGCATTGACGTTACGAGGAAGCAAAAGCTTTTCCTCGCTGCTACTGCCTCCGAGGTATTATTTGGCGGCGCAGCAGGCGGCGGCAAGTCTTACGGGCAAACAGTGGATGCTTTTCTGTTTGCGCTCAAATACCCTGGCTCAAAGCAGCTTCTGCTCCGTAGAACATTTGCGGAGCTTGATAAATCCCTTATCAGAACAGTGCTCTCCTGGTATCCTCGCAAAGTATTCACCTACAATTCCTCATCCCATACAGGCAAATTCTCCAACGGCTCAGTGCTTGATTTTGGCTACTGTGCCACCGAGAACGATGTTTACCAATATCAGAGCGCCGAGTATGACGTTATCCGCTTTGACGAGCTTACGCACTTTACAGAGATGCAATACGTGTACCTTATCTCCCGTGTAAGAGGCTCTAACGGCTTCCCGAAGCAAATAAAAAGCTCCACCAACCCGGGCGGCGTAGGTCATAGCTGGGTGAAGAATAGATTTGTAGATCCCTCTCCACCAAATACAGAGTTTAGAGGCTCTGACGGTATGAGCAGGATCTTTATCCCCTCACTGCTGACAGATAATACCTTCCTTATGACGAGCGATCCCGACTATCAGCGCAGGCTTGAAGCCCTGCCCGATAGAGAAAAGCGGGCGCTCCTTTATGGCGATTGGGATATTTTTGAGGGGCAGTATTTTGAGGAGTTTAACCGGGATACACACGTTTGTGCTCCTTTTGAGATACCAAAGGAATGGCGGCGCTATATTGCTATCGACTACGGCTTAGATATGCTTGCAGCCTATTGGATTGCCGTAGATAACAATAATAAGTGCTATGTGTACCGAGAGTATTGCGAGCCTGACCTGCCTATTGGCGCGGCGGCAGAGGCTATAAATAGATTTACCCCGAAGGATGAGAAGATCTATCTCACCCTCGCGCCCCCTGACCTATGGAATAGGTCGCAGGAAACGGGCAAGAGCAAGGCAACTCTCTTTTATGAGGCAGGACTATCCCTTACCAAGTCTAACAATGACAGAGAGGCAGGATGGCTTGCTATCAAGGAGCTTCTGCGCGTGGATAAGAATGGCGAGTGCCGCCTTCATATCTTCCCGAACTGCACAAAACTTATTAAGCATCTCCCCGAACTGTTGCGAGATCCAAAACACCCGACAGACACGCTCAACGAGCCTCACGAGATTACACACTCTCCTGATGCGCTGCGTTACTTTGCGATCTATTGGGTATCCCCGGCACGATCCACTTCCTCCAAGCGCGTGAAATACCGCCAGGATTGGCTTGAGGATTGGCGTAACGCGAGAACAGACGAGGAGCGAAATAGACTTATACAAAAATACGGAGGTTTACCCGATATATGAGAATCGAATTAAACGGAGGCACAAAGCTCTCCTTTTTCCAGGACCTCTACCAAGAAGCCCGATCCTCGCTTGAGGCGTTGTTTGCTAAGCTTGCGCAGCACGCTGAGCAGTACAAAGGAAGCCCTAAGATTGACGGCTCTGATGTAGAAGCCTCTCACGTATGGAATATCACCTACGAGCTTATTGAAAGCCAGGTAACAACGTATATCCCTAACCCTTGCACTTCTCCTAAGATGCAGAGCGAGCGCAACGAGCGCAACGCAAAGAGCGTAGAAACCCTCTTGCGCAACAAGAGAGATGAGCTGGCGTTTGAGAAGATGAACGATATGGATGAGCGCCTTTCCTACATTTATGGCGGCTCGGTATGGCTCATTGAGTGGGATAATTCCATCAGAACGCATAACACCGTAGGAGATGTAAAGATCTCCTGCCTCTCACCTACGCGCTTTGTAGGGCAGCCCAATATTTACGAGGTCAAGGATATGGAGTATTGCTTCATAACCTTTGAAACGACCAAAGAGGATATAGTGCGCAAGTACGGCGTATCTCTTGAGGTTGCAGACGATGCCGAGAGCGAGGAAAACGCAGATGATAAGACCGCAACCCTCTACGTGTGCTACTACAAAAATGCAGAGGATAAGGTTTGCGAGTACGTATGGAGTGGCGAAACCGAGCTGCTTGATATTGAGGACTACTACGCACGCAAGCGCCGCATCTGTAAGCACTGCGGCAAGCGCGAGGAGCTTTGTACCTGCGAGAACGCAAAGGATAGCTTCTACGAGCTTCAGAACGAGGATTATGAGGAGCTGGAGAGGGATATTGTTCAATCCGATGGCAATATCATTCCCGCTATGAGCGAGGTTATTAAGGACGGTCAAATTGTCTTTGAAACGCAGAAGCAGCAGGTGCTTGAGGCTGACGGAAGTATGGCTCTTGAAGATGCAGGCGGCGGCTTCGCTCCCCTTATGGTTGACGTGCAAGTGCCTAAGATGGAGAAAACAAAGCTCCCCTTCTATACACCTAACATTCTCCCGGTTGTTATTCGCAAGAATACCTCTGAGGAGGATTCGCTGCTCGGTCAGAGCGATTGCGAGTTTATCAGACCTCAGCAGCAGGCAGTAAACAAGATTGAGAGCCGCATCCTTCAGAAAACCCTCGGAAGCGGTGTTTATCCTATCGTGCCCGAGGACTTTGCGGGAGATATGGATAATTCCATCTTCCAAAAGGTATTTAAGGCTAACCCTAACACCTACGCGCAGTACGGCAGACTTGATCTGTCGGTGGATATTTCAAAGGATATTGCAGAAGCAGATCGTATTTACGACCACGCAAAGCGCATCCTCGGTATCACTGACAGTTACCAGGGGCAGTATGATAGCTCCGCGCAGAGTGGTAGAGCTAAGCAGCTTCAAATTCAGCAGGCGGCAGGTCGTTTGGATTCCAAGCGGCAGATGAAAAATGCCGCGTATGCCGAGATAGATCAGATCATCTTCCAATACTACCTTGCATACGCAGACGAGCCGCGCCCCGCTACATACAGAGATGCGCAGGGCAACCTGCAAAATTATCTCTTTAACCGCTATGACTTCATCGAGAGGGATGAGGCTGGCGAGTATTACTACAACGATCAGTATCTGTTCCGCACCGATGCGACCATAGATATTGAGAAATCAAGAGAGCTTTTATGGCAGGAGAACAGGCAGAACTTCCAAAGCGGAGCATACGGAGATCCTGCGCTTCCTCAAACCCAGCTCATCTTTTGGCAGAATATGGAGAAGGCGCACTATCCCTGGGCTAACGATAACGTTGAGCGCATTAAGGCGGAAATTGCCCGTCAAAACGAGATTGCAGGCTACAAGGATAAGATTGCAAGGCTCACCGAGGATGTGAAGAACAGAGCCGGTTACGAGAATAAGCTTCTCCGCACAATTAAATCCTTGAAGGAGGCTAAGAACAATGGCAATACTCAACCCTAATAATAAAAATCATACGCAGGTAAGCCTTTATGACGGAGGTGGCGTTCCTTCGCCTGTAACCCCTCCTTCCTACTCGTTTCAGGGCGGAAATCTAAATCTCGTAGTAAATGGCGGCGCAAATGCCTCTCCTACGCCTGTTCTTTACGGAGATGGCAACACCGTGCAGCTTCCTGATCCTACCTCGTATGCCGCAAATAGCTACAACGCTACGGCGTATGCCGATGGAGCATACAACAGCGGGAATAACGAAGGGGTTGTATCAACTTCTCCCGATGTTCCAAAGGTTGAAGCACCCGCAACAGACCTTTCGTATAGCGGAAATGCGGGATCTGCGCCCTCGACTACACCGACAAGCACAGAAAGCTCTACGCCTACTACTACTCCGCCTACGACCTCTCCCCCGGCAAATCCCACTACCGAGGAAGCGGGTACATATTACGACTATCTCAAAGACGAAGTGCCTGAATCACTCAGGGATATTTATAATGACGAGATCGTTTATCAGGATCAGCAGAATGCGCAGCTCGTAGAAGATATTAACGGCATCAGAGATACGACCATTGAAAACGCAGGCAATATCAGAGATACTGCTTACGAAAACGCAGAAACGCAGAAGGAAACCACCTACACCTATGCCGATAAGGCGCTTATGGAAACGCTTGGCTTCAATGAGGAGCAGTACAAGTATCTTCTTGACAGTATCAACGCATCGAAGGAAACAGGTCTTGCGCTTGCAGAGGATGTACGAGCAACGCTCCTTTCTCTTGCCGCTGAAACGAGAGATCAAATTTATCAGGCAGCGGAAGCCGCGAGAGTGCGCGAGTACGAGCAGGCTGAAATCGTTAGGCAGAGAGGTATCGTAGATGCAAATACATCTTACGAGCAAAACAAGGCTACCTACGGCGCAAATGCCGAGGCTCTTGCTTCTATGGGGCTTACAGGCGGCGGTTACAGTGATTACCTTAACGCGCAGGCTTATGCGGCGCAGAGAAGCGAGGTCCAGGCAGTGAACGCCGGTGCAGAGGCTACAAAGAGAGCCGCACGCTATGCTGAAGATGATAAAAAGATGAATGCGGATACTACCTACGCCGCAAACGTTAAAGAGGCTGAGCTTAATTACAGTGAGCAGGTAGGCGAGGTCAACGCAACCTACGAAGCAGCTCTGCGTGAGGCTAACCTTTGGAAAATCGAGGCTGATTATGCCGCCAACCGTGAAAACACCGACACCAAATTTAAGGCTGACACAACCTATAACGCGGCTATTGGCGAGGCTGATGCTTCTTATGCTGAGAACGTTGCGGATGCTAACCTTCAGGCAGATCTTGCTATCGCGGATGCTAATGCCGCAACGGCAGAGGCGAAGCATAGAGCTGAGCAGGCACTTAAAGAGGGCTTGCTTACCAACGAGCAGGCGGTTGCACAGTATAGAGATGAAATGTTCTACTATTTCCTCGATAAAGCCGGTACAGGCAGTTATACCACTGAGCAGCTTGATACTATCGCAAGCGAGCTGGAATTTAGCGATACTCAAAAGCAGATGCTCCATACTGCTCTTGGAGATTATAACACTGCGGTTGAGGAGGAAGAAGCAGCGAAAGCCAAAGAGGAAGAAGATAATCTCAAGGCAACTTCCTATCAGAATTATCAGAGTATTTCCAGCGCTATTAAATACGATTCCGATAGCTATTCCGAGGCTGATCTTGATCGTGCGGTAACAGAAAAAGCCCTCACTCCCGATGATGCCGACATCCTGAAAAAAGAGCTTGCCGATGCTCGTGTTAAGGAAATCAAGGACCTTATCTCCTCTGGCGATACTTCGGGAGCTACTGCAAGAGCAGACGAACTGTACGGCTCGGGCAAGATTGATAAAGACACCTACCAAACGGCATATTACGATTCTTGGGTAAAGGATCTTGCTACGGTGGATGCCGCAAATATCGACACCATTATTACAAATCTCACAAAGGACAAAAACGCTGGTAAAATTTCAGCAAACGACCATTCCTCACTTATAAAGTATATGTATAGCAAATTCGGCTCTACACAAAAGCCCTCTGAAAACGGTTATGTGGCTAACGAAATGAAGCCTGGTCAAAAATGGCAAACCTTCACTTTTGACGGCACAAATTATTGGGCTGATTCTACGGAATTTACTGACACAGAAACAATAGCTATGCTTAACGGAATAAGCACCGGAAATGAAGAACGAACCCCGGCGCAAGGCACTACCGTGCGTTATAACGGCGTTACCTATGCGTATGTTCGGCACGTTGTGGAATATGGCTTCCTAAATATGAAAAGCAAGTGGGTAACAGAGTGGACACCTATCCACAATAATTACGGTGATGATCCTTATGGCGAAAAGATCGATTCCACACAAGCAGTAACACCCGAAACTACGCCTACGCACAAAGCAGGCGCCGCCTGGTCGAGCTATGAAGAAGCTGCCGCTGATGGCTTTGCAAACATAATGACAAGGTCGGAGTGGGCGGGAAGAAAATCATCAACCGGATGCGATACTTACCAGGAGTATCTTGATAAGATGTATGCTAAGTATGTCGGGTAAAAGGAGGCATCTATGTCACGACTTCAAAATTTGATAAACGGTAATTCGGATGCAATTTCCTACGGGGCAAGGCTTAATAGCCTTACCCCTACTCAAATGACCGTGCCGCAAATCGCTCCAACCGTAGCAGAAGAACAAGCCTCTCAAAACAACGGAGGCTTCTTCGGCGGTCTTGGCTATCTTGGCGAAAAAATAGGTCTTGGCTTCCTTTCGGGCATTGAGGGTATATGGGATTATACCGCAGGCGGTATTGCTAAGCTCTTTGGTGCTGACGATTGGGCTGAGCAGCAGTTTGCAAGCGATTGGGTGAATTATAATCACGCAGACGAGTGGTTTAACCCTTCTTCAAGCTGGCAGGTGGCGGGTGATGTAGCGGGAGGTATCGGTACGAGCCTTCCTGCACTTGCTGGCGCTGCGGCAGGTGCGGCTATTATCTATTTCTCAGGCGGATCTCTGTCGGGAGTGGGCGCAAAGCTCATTATCAGCAGTATTTCCGCAGGTATCGCGGGCTTTGGCGCGGCTGGTAATGCAACAAAGGAAGCATACAGAGAAACAGGGCAGCTCACGGGCAAGGAGTTTGGCTACGGTGCGCTCTCGGGCGTAACTGAGGCAGGCATAGAGTTTGCTACTGCCGGTATCGGAAAAGGTACGGGTAGAATTATCAGCTCTCTTGGAAAAACCGCCGCAAAAGAAACCGCAGAAACGGTGGCAAAGACGGGCGCAAAAGCTATCTTTAAGCAGATAGGTGAGGACTTTGTAACGGAAGCCTTTGAGGAAGGTCTTGCGGAGTTCCTTTCTCCTGTATATCAGAGAATGACCTACAACCCGGATGCAGAAAACGCCTCCGCGCAGGAGATCTTCTACGCCGCTATGGTCGGTGGTCTTTCGGGTATGGTAATGTCAGGATCTTCTATCGGTGTTAAAGCAGGCGCAAATAGCTTGGTAAACTATTTCTCGGGCAAAAAAGCCGCCGAGAGTGGTACATACGCAGGCGTTATTGAAGCAGGCAGAGCGCTCTCGGATGCAGAGGGCAAGAACGATACTAATATAGAGGCTTTCCAATCCGCGCAAGATACCTATAATAAGCTCACAGAGAGCCTTAAAAGGAATAACGGTATTGCTACCACCGAGGAACTGCTTGAGCGCGTAAAGGCGGGCAACGTTACCTTCAAGGCAAAAGACTTGATGTACCTGGGTAAGCTCAAGAGAACGAGCGTTATAGCTCACCTTCATCCCTATATCGAGAGAAGCGCAAGAGGTCTTGTTTTCAACGCGGAGAACGCAGCGCAGAGATATGCCGCTTTCGGTATGATGGATGCCAACGGCAAGCCTATCAGAGTAACTGCCGAGCAAATTCTTTCAGGCATTGATGCTTCCCTTGTAGAGAAGGCTAAGGCTGGCACGCTGACGGATGCAGAGGCAAAAACCTTTGCCAAGTCGCTCAGAAAAGCCCTCTCCGAAAACTCCACCCTTGCAACGCTTGCAGTAGCAGAGGCAACAGGCGGTATTATGATGGATACGCGCAGAATGGCTGAGGCTATGCTTAACGGTGAAAATCTTGCGAATACGGCAGATCTCAACCGCCTTATTGAAAAGGGCAAGCCTGAAGAAATGCAGGCGCTCGGTCAAGCTCTCGGTATCGAGGATTGGTCTAAGGTAACGATAGACGAGCTGAGAACGAGAGTAGCAGAATTTAATGCTAACGGCGGTATATCCGAGTTCGCAGAACAATCCAAACGTATGCGCCGCGCTCTTGAGCAGGGCGCAGAGAGTGCAAAGCCCCTGCCTCACCTGCTGCGTAAGAATATGCAGGACGGTGTTTACCGCTATACCAGCGAGGACGGCTCAGTTAATATGGCTATCTTCAAGGAAGGCGATACATACCGCCTCTATGACTATGACGGAGGCAATATTAGCCGCGCCCTCTCGGTGCAGGAAGTAAACCAGGTCCTCAAAAGGTTTTGGACTTCCGGGCAGACTACCACTGCAAAATCAATGCAGTTCACCGAGGAAACCAACCTTGCAAGAGAAACAACCGAGATAGATGCGTATGCGGCTGAGAATATCCCCGATTACAATTCTATGAGCGAGCCTAACAAGGCGGCTATCAGAATGACGGTAAGGCAGGCGCGTGCGCACGGTCTTGCTGATGCTGAAACTCTTGTGTTCGCAAAGGTTGCGGCAAAATCGGGCTTAAACGTTATCTTTGATGCCGAGAGGGCGTTTGGAGATGGCGCTATAAGCGGCAATACTATCTATGTAAATCCTAACAACTCCGAAGCGAGAACGTATGAAGTTATCCTCGGGCACGAGATGTTCCATAAGCTTTTTGCTGACGGCGATAAACGCGCTATGCAGCTCTTTACAGAGGCAAGAGATCTCTTAGAGAGAAGCAACCCCGAAAAAGCGCAGGAAGTGCGCGAGAGATACAAGAAGTTCTATAAGAAGCTTGGCACGGATTCTTCCGTAGCTCAGGCTATCTCCGAGGAGGAGGTTGCCGCAGCGGGCGCAGAGGAAGTTTTCAGAAGCGCGGATGCCTGGGCTTATATTCTCTCAAAAGAGCCTTCTTTCGCAGATAAGGTGCTTTCCTTCTTCCGCAAATCCGCCCGGGAATATTCCTCTGTTCAGGGCTTGTCGGCACAGGCTCGTAAATTCGTAAGACAGTACAAAGCGCTCTTTGAGAGCCTTGCGGAGCGCAACCAGGGTAACAACGCTCTTTCGATTGCGTTAGAGGGCGCAGGAGCGAAAAAAATGCCCGTAACGAACACAGAAACCGATTCTATGCACGTTACAGGCGATAATGACGAGGAAGCACCCATTGTAACAAACACGGATGTTGATACGGATACAAGGTTTGCTTTATCAAAAGGTAAAGCTGAAAGGCTCAAAAATGACCTTGTTAAGCTTGGCACGCTCGGCATCAGACTTGATGCGGGCGGAAAAGGCATTAGAATCTTCACGGATAAATTCACTCAGAATAAAAACATATTCTCCAACAAGGGCAGAAATATGCGCGAGGTAAACGCGAGAATTAAAGCTATCCCGCATTTTGCCGAGATACTTAGAAGCTGCACCTACGAAGGATCTGATACGGAGATACACGGCTTGGAGAATGAGGCAAAAAAAGGTGTTGTCGCTATGCACCGCTTCAAAGGCTCTTATGATGGCTTTGATATAGAAGTGGTGGTGAGGGATAAGGGATCAAAACAGTTTCTTTATGAGATAAAGTTTATCGAAAAAGAAAAAAGTCCTCAACAGAGTATGACGGACGAATCCGCCTCCCCGGCTCCGTTAGGAGATGCTGAGAACAAGCCTATTATAACTCATTCTGAGGAAAAAAGCAATACCCCTGGCGAAAATTCTTCAAAAAAACCTCCGAAAAAGCGTTTTGCGCTGACAGATGAGGCATATCTTGCCGCCGTTGAAAGCGGAGATATGGATACTGTGCAGGCTATGGTTGATAAGGCTGCTCGCAACGCGGGTTATACCGTTAAAGGTTATCACGGAACGGGCGCAGATTTTAATATCTTCTCTGAAGAAAAGGTCGGCAAGCGCAACGTATGGGGCAGAGGCTTCTACTTTGGCACAAGTAAAGGAATTGCTGACGATTACGCATCCTGGAGAGCGAGTAAAGGCGGTAAATACCGCATTGTGTCCGCATACCTCAAGTTCAATAATCCTTATATCCCCTCTAAATCCTCTATCGGCAGCGCCGAGGATATTCTTGATAGATGGTTTCCTAATATGTGGCAGACGAGCCGCGAGCTTGGCATAGGCTACATTGAAGGCAAGCTTGACGGTTCTACTCTTGATCTGCTCCAATTTATTGCAGAGCATAACAATATCGAGGTAAAGGACGTGCTTGCCGAGTACGGTTATGACGGCGTTAAGGATGGTGGCGAAATTGTTGCCTTTTATTCTGAACAGATAAAATCGGCAGATCCTGTAACATTCGATGAAAACGGTGTTACAATTCCTCTCTCGGAGAGATTTAATACCGAAAGCCCGGATATAAGATATGCGCTGACGGATACCGATAGCGAAGGCAGATCCCTATCTCCCCAGCAACAAGAGTATTTCAAGGATAGCCGCGCAGTAGATTCTCAGGGCAGGCTTCTTGTGCTCTACCATCAGACAGGCGCGGAATTTACTATTTTTGACACCAAGCGAGAGGGCGCGGGCGCGAGGGATAACGAAACCCCGCACGGCATCTTCCTTAAACCTACCGCAGACGATATAGGGCTTAAAGGAAGCAAGCAAATGCAGCTCTACGCAAATATCACCAACCCCTTGCAATTCTATACTCGCGGAGATGCGCTTTGGCATTGGAAGCAGAATATCGAAGGCTATGCAGATGTAATTGCGGAAATTGCCGCAAATGATAGAGCGTATGGCGAAAGATTTGACGAAGCTTTTGATTTGAAGCGTATGGCGAGAAGGCGCAGAAATATGGAGTTTTCTGATATGGATAGAGCCACGCAAGATGCTCTCTTTGAGGAAAGCGAGGCGGCAAGCGAGCGCGTGCTTGAGGAGTGGAAAGAAGCCAATACAGCCCTTGACAAAAAGGCGAAGGCTCTTATAGATGCCTACCTTGAGAAAAACGGTTATGATGGCGTTCTTCTGCGAGAGGATCAAGGATCGTTCGGGCGCAAGGTGCAGACATATATCGCCCTTCATCCCGAGCAGGTGAAAAACACCGACAACGCCACACCTACCTCAGATCCTGATGTGCGCTTTGCTCTTACCGAGGAAGAAATTACCGAGGAAAACCTTGAAAGAGTGCGCGAGGCAAAAAGTGCGCTCTACAAAAAGGTAGTAGAAGCAAAGAACAAGGCGGATGCTCTGCACGATCCTGAAAAAGAAAAGGCGCTGATGGATCTTATAACCCCGGATACCCCGAAGAACGAGCTTGAAAAAGCGGTTGCGGAGTATAACAAATGGCAAGAAGAAAGCGGCTACTCTGCTGCCTACGATGCGTACACAGAGCTTGACAAGCAGCTCAGAGAGCTTAGAAGCCAGGAGGAGCAGATAGAAAGCGCTCTTTCCAAGCGCCTGCTTGAGAGGGAGTACACCGAAGAAGAAATATCTAAATACGCCTCTAAAGCCGCAAGGAAGTTCCATACAACCTCTCGCTTGAAGCTTGCTGGATACCTGACTACCAACGGCTCTATGCTTGACTTCTCCGAAGGTCAAGGATATAGAGTACAGGACCACCGCGAGATCTCCGAAATTCTTGATTTACCCGACTACGCAGGATATTCTGACGGTATGATCGTCTTTATGAATATGGGTAATATCCGCCTGCAAACATACGGTATTGATATTGCAGCTATGCCTAATGCAAAGCAAATTACGGCGCTGCGTAGTATCATTCCTGAGGTTATGCGTGAGTATGACGAGTTTACCGTAGATTTCTCTACAAAGAAAGGCTACACAGACGGAAGCGTAACGTATCCGCGAGGGATTGCAACCGCAAGAATTATCTCGGATATTAAATCCTATTTTGAAACGGGCGTGCTTCCTGAAGAACCTTCCAACCTCACGCAGTTTAGATACGCCCTTCCTGAGAACGATAGCACCGGCGCAGAGCTTACAAGCGACCAACGGAAGTATTTTGATGCCTCCAAGCAGCTTGATAGCGAGGGCAGGCTTCAGGTGATGTATCAGGGCGCTCCCGAGGAGTTCTTCACCTTCGATAAGAAGAAGTCTAAGGCTTCCAACCTCTACGGCAGGGGCTTTTACTTCACAAATAGCGCAGACCAGGCGCGGCACTACGGCACGGTGCGCGGCTATTATCTCAATATTACAAATCCCCTCTCTGCTACGAAAAAGACAATTTCCCGTATGCAGATGAGAAAATTTCTCAATGCAGTGGCGGAAAACGAGGATTATAGCATTGAAAACTACGGTACATACGATGTAGCCGAAGTACTGCGCAGCGTGTACGAGGGCAAGAGCGATTTTGCTATGCTCTATGATGTATCCCTGACCGCGATAGGCGATCTTGTTGAGGCGGTAGAGCTTTTCAACAAGGTAAACGGTACGGAGTATGATGGCTTTATACTCGATACGGAATCTGTTATTTTCAGGTCCGAGCAGGCAAAGCTTACCTCCAATACCGCCCCCTCCAGCAACCCTGATACAAGATATGCCCTTACAGGTGATGAGGATATTGATGCTATCTTCGGTGATATTGATATGAACGCGGATGCAGACGGTGCAAGCTTCGATATTGAGGCAGTGCTTGAGAGGGGCATACCGAGGAAGCCCGGCGCTTCTACTCTCACCATAGGCGAGATGAAGAAAACTATTGCCAACAATACGCATTATCAGGTGTTCTCCAAAGGTAAAGCGCTTGAAGTTATCGGCAGAATGTTTGGCACTTCAGACCTCACCGCAAAGACGAGGGCTGAGCTGGCAGATGCCCTATGGCAAGGCTTTAACGATTGCACAGACGTAGAATCGCGGCAGACCTTCGCTCACGATATGGCGGAGTTTATTGTTGCTACGATGGTTACGGAGGCAAAGGTTGAAAACCCTGACGTTATGGAGGCGCAGGAAAGGCTCTCCTACCTCAGCACCTATATCGGCAAAATATCTTTCCACCCTGAATATCTCTCCGAGATACGCCATATTGCCGATAAGGCGGGCTTGAAAAAGATCCTCGGTAGATGGGGATACAAGGGCAAGAAAGGCACGCACCGCGTTCCTATGGATGTGTTTGCGGTAGATATTGCCCGCGAGATGCCCGGAATGAGCGAGCTTGAAGATATGCACCCGGTAGAAGCCTTTATGGAGCTGGATGCTATGTACGAGAGGGCACGCGAGGATGTAAAAGATAAGTGGATCTCTGCTTATTGGGAAGCAACCGATGCGGATATGCTTGCAATCGTTTCAGGCATTGAAGCTGATATTATGAGAGCCTTTGAAACTGAGGGCGAGCAAAGCAAGTTCTCAAGGCTTGTGGAAGGCAGAATAGAATACTACTCCACAAGAGCAGAATTTTGGAAGGCTGAGCACGATAGAATCAAAGGCAGGGATCGTATCCTCGGTTTGCTTATGGCACAGGCACAAAAAATGAATGACCTCCGCATTGGAAAATACAAGAACTCCACCCAGTTTGAGAGCGAATTATTCCGTAATTCCATTGAAAAACTCGCAAAAATTAAATTTAGAGGC